ACCATCCCCAACTAAAACATAATCATTAATCATACGATAATCAGCTAACCAAGTGGCAATATTTTCTTTTAAGGTATTTGTTGATTGGTTTGATAACTTACCTGAGGCATCTAAACCTAATGTGTAAATAACTATTTTATTTTGTGTTTCAGTGATTTTGTGTCTGTAAGGTGAACCAAATTTACCAGGTATTTTAGCCAATATAGCCTCATAATCTTTAATGGTTACAGCTCTGTTCTGTGAAGCGAAATTATATTTTGTATATTGTCTTATTTGGTCAACGGAAGGCACCCCAGCACCACCAATAGCTGGAACTGGATTATTCACCCTTAACGACCTAATAACAGTTTGATTAGTTGCCGTATTTGGTCCTGTAACATTAATTAACATATTTCCAACACCATTTATAATATTAGGACCCACGTTACTACTAGGACCACCACCAGCTCTATATCTAATAAACATTGTTGTATTAGGTTTAGGTATTTCACCTAAAGCGATAGTGTTGATAAAATCACCTATTTTTATTCCACTAGCCACTAAACTTTCTGATTGTTCTTGGTCAGTACTAACCCCACTACCAAAAGTTATTTTACAATAATTATTATCAGTGAATTCTCTAATAAATTTTCTTGTGGTATGAACATACTTACCAGGTTTTACCGACTCATTATCACTAACTCTAGTACCGTCTTCAATGAAAACTTTATCTTCAGCTAATGAGTCCATTTCATACCATCTTAAACTAGGATCTATAAATTGATCTATGGTAGGGTTGTTTACATAGTTTGTTCCTTCTAGATTTATAATACTTTCTATAGATAAAACATTTGTATCAGGTAAGAAAACTTCTAAAAAAGGTACTGAGTCTGCTGGAGATATAGTTTTTTTGAATATCTTAGTCAGACCATTAACTACTAATTCTCTTTTTACAATAGTATAATTTTGTAAAACACCATTATCATCGACATTAGGTAAAATTAGTCTATTAGGTACACCACCAGAAGTATAAGGTGATGAAAAATCAATATCCTCTAAATTTTCAAAAACTTGTCCACCACCTAAAACTTGTGAACCAAATCTAATTACAGGGGCATATCTAATATCCCAAGTATCACCATAAACAGGTACAACAACAGAATAATCAACCAAAGTAATACTAGGTCTTAATCCAGGTATTTTTAACCCTAATGTTCTAGCTATTGCTAAAACATTTTTTCTTTCTTGTGCGTAATCAAGAAATGTTTCATTAAACATCCTATCAGTATGGTAAGATAACATATCACCAACAGCCGCATTTAATTCTAATAACATCATACCAACTGAGGCATCATTAAAATCAGAAAATACTTCTGGGTAATATAATTTAATAAAATTAACTAACTCCGTTCTTACGTCAGCGAAATTTCTAGCAAAATAATTTATTTTTTTACTTTGTGTTGCCATATTTTTTTATTTTAAACTGTTAATGTTATAAAATCCACTTTATTTAAAGCCCCTTCAGTAACCACGTAATCAATACGAACTATAGCGGTGTGTTCTGATTTACTACCATATTCATTATCTTGGGGTCTATCAACAGTTAAAGTTGTTATTGTTAGATTTGGTATATACTTGCTAACAGCGGTTTGTATTTCAGTTTTAATATCATCTCTAACTTTATTATCATTAGGTTCAAATAAATATTGTCTTAAATTTGTACCAAAGTCTGGTAAATATAATCTATCCCCTGGTGTTGTTAATAAAAGATGTATTAAATCAGATTTAATAGCATCATAACTATTTTTATTCATTTGGAGGAAGTAGTTTTTTACTTCATCATCTCTAAACGGGAATGCTATGTTTATAAATCTTTCTGCCATTATTTTTATTTATAAATATCCAAACATATAATTTATACTATAAATATGAAATGTAAATTTTAGGCATAAAAAACCCCTCCGAAGAGGGGTTAGTTTTAACCATTTTGTTTACGAATATTGTAAAATGCTATAAGTACTTGTTGTGTTAAGGTAATATCGTTACCCCAAGACACTTTTACTTTTTTATTTGATTTCACATCCTGATCCGCTACAAGCTAATTCACCACTTAAATCAGTGTTATCACTCAACTCAACTACTTTACTTAAATCTATATTAGTAAGTGATTTCATCATTCTTTCGTAAGTTTCTTCATCACAATCTTCAAAAGGAGCTTGTTGATAACTGCCTCCATTATAGGGTAATACCGATAATCCGTTATAATATTTACGATTATCCCACATCCATTCACCAGCTAATTCCCAATCCTCATCTTTTAATGAAATTGTTGCTGATACATTATGTGTATTTTGTCCTGTTCTATGGCCAGGTTTAATCCATTCTTGTGAAACTTTTTTCACTCTTTCCAATAATTGGAATGGTGATTCATGTCTAAGGATTGAACCGATAGGTGATTTTTGTGGTACTGAAATCACAGCTGTATCATGTGGTCTGAATACTTCATCTTCAACTAATTCAGGGTGGTAGATAGATAGGTAAGTATAGATTGACTCATTTTTACCTACACGTACTCTACGAATATAATAATCATTATGCCAAGCGTGAATACCCGAAGAGGTTCCAAGAGTAAGAGAAGTTGTTCCCGCTGGTTTAACTGTTGTAGTTCTTGCTGCCGGATTAATACCGATGATACCCGCTACTCTTTCATTTTCAGTTTTAACAGCTTCAGCCGCAGCTTTCATATCATAACCCAATACAACACCTGAACCGATTCCTGTCATGGAAACACCGATTAAAGCATCTTTTTCAGTTGTTCTTTTCCAAACATCTCTTAAGTAATGGAAATCTGTATATCCTGCTTGAAGTGTCCCAATAAATGCTGCCGCTTTAACTCTTTCTTCAAAGTCTTCTTGTGATTCAATGTTAGATACATTTACCTCACAAAGATTACAGAACTGATAAGGTCTAAGTGCAATTTCACAACAAGGGTTTGTTCCCCAATCTTTATCGTAAGAAAAATAGATACCAGGTTCACCAGCCCCAGACAATTCAACTCTTTTCCATAAATCTAAGAAAAATTCTTTTGTAATTTTATTTCTAAGAAGAACTGCTGAGTTATTAGCTCTACCTCTTTGTGGGTTAAGTTCCCACCATGCACCTGATTTACAAGTAATCATTTCATTGTCATCGGCTGAAAATAAAGAGATAAGTGCTGCTCTACGGATACCACCAGCTAATACAGCGTCAGCAATGTGACATACAATATCATGTGTTTCTAGTGTTGTAAGTTTTTCACCATTTTCTTTTGCATCCAAAACTTTCTTAATGTTGTGAACACAGTCTTTTAGTGGTTGTGGACCTGGTGCTTTACCTCCTGATGTGACTAATAAAGCCCCTTTTGGTCTAATATCAGAAAAATCGAACATTGGTGTTGATGATGTTACTCCAAAGTAAGATTTCATTAAAACTTTAATAGCGTCAGCCCAACCTTCAATAGAGTCACCAACTAGGTATCTTCTTGTTCTGTCAGGGTTTGGTTTTTGTATTTCAGGTAATTTTTCAACGTGATGTTTTTGTACTGAATAACCTACACCAGTACCACCTAATAAAAGAAACATTGTTTCTGAAAAGGCATCTAAATGGTCAATAGGTAAATAAGCACAATTGTATACTCTGTTAGGTGATATTTCAATCGGTCTACCACCAAATTGTAAAGAACGCATGGAAGGTAAAACTTTTCTGTCGTATACCAACTTATAAACATTCTCAATTTCTTCTTTTAATTGTGGGTATTTTCTTTGGTGCATTTCTTTGTTTCTAGTCACCAATTCTTCCCAAGTCTCTCTTCTTTGTTTTTCAGGGAGATATTTTGCGTACTTCATGTAGACAGTAATGTCTGATAGAATTTGATTTGATAATTCCATTTTTTAAAAAATTAAAATAAATTATTAATTATTATTTACGTTCTCTTCTGATTCTTTTTGTTGTTTTCTAAGTTTTGCCATTTTCAATCTTTCTCTAGTGTTATCGTCTTTTCTTTCTTCAACTTTTTTCTCATAACCTAAGAAAGTATCAGAAGTTTCAGTATCAATAAACACTCTTCCGTTATCAAATGTACAATCTTCAAAAATAACCCCATCTTTTCCGAATCTAGATTTTAAAACTGCTATCGTTGCTCTATTACTTTCTTTTTGAGTTAGAGTCCTCGCGATAGACATTATGAAGTGACCAATTTGAGCCTTCTTAATTGACCCACCCATTTGGTCACCTGTAACCACGTCTGATGAAATTGAACTTCTGTTTCCTTGAACTGCTGTCCAACCCACCATTTGATATTCAGCTAACATAGATTCAAAACCTCTCATAACATTACCTTCACCAGACCATTCATCATTGTATCTTCTAGTGGATTCAACACAATCAATGTAATCAAGAATAATAATATCAGGTTTAAAACCAACTGAAATTAAATGTCTGATATAGGATTTAATGTGGTTAACAGTAACTCCTTCAGACGAAAACTTTCTAATAACTAAATCGTTTTCTTTACCACTCGTTCTATCTTTTATTACATTAATAACATTTTCTTCTTGTTCAGATAAAGCGTTTAACTCTATACCACTCCAACAAGATGCATGTTTTCTTTTGATAACGTCTGGTATGTCTTCAAAAACAATTTGTAAAACATTATACCCCATATTATATGCGGTATTTGAAATTTTAGTTAAGATGGTAGTTTTACCAACTCCATAAGGAGCTAAAATAACACCTAACTCACCTCGTGATAACCCTCCGTCAGTCAATTCATCGATACCACTTATTCCCGTAGGAATCGGATGTCTAAAATCCGGTTTCAAAACTGTATCCCAACCTTCAGAGATAGAGGTTCCATCATCTTTTTCTGCTCCCACAGATAAAGCTTCTTTCATAATTTCTGCACATTCCTCATACTTATCAAAATCACCGTTATCAATAATTTTTGATATCTTATCATTTGCCTTTTTGAGCTCTTGTTGTCTACAGAAATTTAAAGCCTTTTCTTGGACGAACTCCCAATCTTCAACTTCTAAATTTCTAATTTCTTTTGTGATTTCAAACACATAATCTTGTGTTATCTTATCCTTAATTTCAACTTTAAGAATTGTTTCTAATGTACTCCAAGAAGGTATTTTTTCAAATCTTTCAAAATAATCTTTTATTGTAGCAATAATTAATCTGAAATACTCATTATCAAAATACTTCGCGTGTATTATGTCAATAATCCTATCGCCGAATTTTTTGTTTGCTGGATGTAGAATTTGATTTATTAATTCTGTTTGAAACTTATATCCTAAATACCCTAATGTAACTTCTTTACTCATATCCAACATTTAATAATAAGTATATTTTTACTGTGTAATTCCGCTATGTTCCACACTAAAATATTCTGAAGAAAATGTTTCTTGGATTTGTTTGATTAAGGCAGGAATAATCTTACGAACATCCACAGAATATCTTACACGTTGTGGATAAACGTTACCAGTAAACCTCTTTTTAACCACACATTTGTCATCAATTTTAATTTCGAAGTCAAATATGTCTTCATTTTCATAGATGTTCTCAACAACTATTTCTTCTTTTGTTTGTTCCTTGTAAGGATTGTAATTTTTGTACAAATATTCATAAGTTTTTTCCTTCAAATCATCTTCGATTAACTTAACACAATCATCAACACAATCTTTCAACTCTAGTGAATTAAGGATTTTTTGGTTGAAATTTTTAATGGAAAAAAACCTTTGGCAAATAATGTTAGAATTAATGTACAATACAAATTCAAATTTTTTCATCTTTTTTGTTTTTAAAATTTAACTTTTCTTTTTTTAATAATTTAATAAATGGTTCCATAAAATTTAGGTAACCGTTTTCACCTCCAGGTATTGCGTACATCACACCGTCTTCTAGCATCATTTTTAATACGTTTTTGTAATCTCTACCTTCGGGGTCTAATGGTAATTCTACTAAATTTTTAATTGATTCTCTAGCCTCTTCTGTTAATAAAGGTTGATTTAAATCAATTATTTTTTGATTTATTTCATAGAATGGACCTCTATGAACTCCTTTAGAAATTCCTTTAATGATATTATCAATAACTTTAAAAGGTTTAACACCTCTTTCCTCTTGGATTAATTTACCTTGTTCAAATATTTCATCCAAAGTCATTTTACGTTCTTTTAGTTGTGGGAAGTGTGTTAATAAAGTATTTTCTGTTACACCATCAATACCTTTAATATTATCACTAGTACAACCTTCTATGATTTTAATTAACCCAGCATTTGAATAATGATGTTCAAAAAACCATTGGTAATTACCTATACCAATTTCCATCTTTTTATCAGCCAAGAAAATAGTAATATTTTCATTAATCAATTGACAAAGGTCTCTATCATTAGTATAAATCATAACCTCTTCCATTTTATTTCTATTTTGGCAATAGAAGGCAATTAAATCATCTGATTCTACATCAGGATGTTCATACTGTCTAATAAAAAGATCTTCCGCGTATTGTTTAACTCTGAGTTTTTGTAGTTCGTAATCTTGGTCAAAAAATCTAGGTCTATTACCTTTGTATTCAGGATAATAATCTAAACGTAAAGTACCACCACGTTCACCATCCCATGTAATTACTACTTTATCAATTTTATGTTCAACGATTATTTTACGTAAAGTGCTATAGAAAGCAAATATACCACCAATGTGTTTGTCTTTATGGTAAACGTTCTTAGCCCCGTTATAGGAACGTTTCATAAGAACGTTACCATCGACAATCAGTGTTTTTGTTTTTTTAGGTTTTCCTTTAGGAATTCGCAGACCCATTCGTACTGAAATTAAAAGGTCCGACAATATTTCTTCTTTGTGATTCTTCTTCAGATTCAATTAAGACTTCTAAATCAATTAAAAATTGTTTTTGTTGTTCATTAAGAACACCATTAAATAGGTAATCCTCAATGGTTCTTTGAATTAAATAATAACAAGACAATTGGTTTTCACCATTTTCTGTCATAGCCTCTCTATTCAAGTCTAACAATCTATAATAATCTATTTCCATAATCTTAAATTAAACCATCAATTTCCTCACTATCAAATTCTTCAGATTCTTCAATAGCAAAATCTAAATCATTTTCATCAACTTCATCAAGTCCACTTTGGATAAACATGTTAATCCAATAATCAGCGTACTGATCTTTGTAATCTTTTTCAGCCTCCTTAGAGTCTTCAATGAAGTCGTGTGGTGTAACAATAACTTTACCATCCTGATACCCAATCCCATTTACGTGATTTTTAAGGATTGAGATTTTAGAACGAGTTCCGTAATTAATACTTCTACCATTTTTAGTTGCTTTTAATTTATTTGTTCCAGCATTTTTTTGACTACCAAACAAGAAAATTAAAGTACTATTAAGATAGATAGCTTCACCACCTTTCATTTTAATTCTTGGTTGTCCCATAGGTGAATCAGGTAATTCTACCCACGGTTGGTTAACAATAATCAATGTGTTTGTATGTGTAGAAGTTTCTTTTCTAGAACCTGTAATTCTACCATTCAATCCCATACCAATTTTATCAGCCAATACAGAGGCGTTGTGCATTTTACCACCCTTACCATCAAAAGTCATCTTACAAGGAATAGAACCTACTGAATCCCAAAGGAAACAGATATCTAAAGGTTTACCATCCTTACTCCAATTTTCTTTTGCTTGTACATCAAGAATTTCATTCATGTAATCAGTAATTTGTTCAATATATTCAAAGTCATCTTTAAAAATAAAGAACCCACTCCAATCACCTGGTGCATTTTCAGTACAATCAAATCCCATCAATTGAGCGTGTTTAAAACTCCATTTCTTTTCAGTAATGATGAAGATTGGTAAAATGTTATTTTTCTGACACCAAATGGCACTCTTAATGAGTGCCGTGGTTTTTCCAGTGTCAGAATGCCCCAAGAATACATTTAAATGCCCAATAGCAGGTCCTGGTACACCAGTAGCTTGTTGGAACACTTTACCTAAATCAATAAACCTATCAGGTTTATATTTTGTTTTTGATGAGAATCTATCGGATATAGAATCCAATGAAAACTCTTTTTTCTGAATTGTTTTCTTAGACATTTTTTAATTTTTTAGA